GAGGTGAAATTATGAAAGTGATTGCGTATTACCGTGTGAGTACCAAGAAACAGGGCGAAAGCGGCCTGGGTTTAGAGGCCCAAAAAAATACCATAAATAAATTTCTTAATGGCTCGCCCTATGAGCTAGTGGCCGAGTACGTTGAGATCGAGAGCGGCCGTAAGACTGACAAGCGCAGACCACAGTTACGCGCCGCATTAGAAAAATGCGAGATAGAGGGCGCGACCCTGATGATTGCCAAGCTTGACCGTCTAACCCGTAACGTCGGATTCCTAAACAGATTGCTGGATCGCCAGGTCACGATCATGGCGCTCGATATGCCAAACCTTCAGGACCCAGCGATGAGCCGATTCATTCTTCAGCTGATGGCCAACGTGGCAGAGTTCGAAAGAGCGCAGATCTCGGACCGTACTAAGAAGGCCCTGGCGGCGCGCAAGGCGAGGGGAATGTCATTGGGTTCACCCACCCCAGCCAACGGCGCCCAGGCCGGCGGATTGGTCACGGCGGACCAGGCAAACGATTTCGCTTCCCAGGTTTACCCGGTGATCCAGGAGCTAAAAAAATTCGGTTGTGCGACCCTGGCAAAAATCGCCCAGGGCTTGAGTGCCAGGGGAATCGCGACGGCCACCGGCAAAAAAGCCTGGTCCATTAGTGCGGTTCGTAATGTTGTCAACAGATACGAGGGAGCAATAGCATGATGAATCTAATCGCAAGAGCAACACTATTCGCGGACCAGGCGCATGATGGCCAGCTCCGCAAGTTTAGCGGCTTGCCTTACATTAGCCACCCCATGGAAGTGATGCAGATCGTCCGCGGCGTATGCAATGACGATGACGTCCTGGCCGCCGCAGTTTTGCACGACGTCATTGAAGATTGCGGCGTGACATATACCGACTTGATGCTAGAGTTCAACGAGAATATCGCGCACCTAGTTTACCAGGTCACGAACGCGGCCAACGATGAAGATGGCGATCGAATTGTGAGGGCATATATCAATCGCAATGTTATGGCCAACGCGAGTGACGACGCGCAGACGCTCAAGCTGGCCGACATCATTTCGAATTTATCGGGCATCGACCTGGCGCTTGAATGCGATCCGGCTTGGGCAAAAATGTACCTGGAAGAAAAGGTTGACATGATTAACGTATTGACCAGGGGCGATGCGACTTTGAAAAAGAGAGCGGCATCACTCGCCGCAGAAGGGATACTCAAATGCTCGATGCGTTAATCACCGGATTGTTTTTTATGTTTGCCGGGTTTTTCGCAATCCTGGTAATTCTTGCGGCGCTTTACTTACTGGAGAAATTTGAACAATGAAAAAATTAACTTCGTTCTTGTTACAAGGTTTAATGATGATTGCATTCTCCGCGTTGCTTGCGGTGATTACGATCGAATGGTTCGCTGGTTGCGGCGAATATTACATTGATGCGCGCGGCAATGTAGTACCAAACGAGTGTGTATTTATTGACTTCCCGAAAGGAAAATAAAATGGTAGGAAAAATTACGAATGACATTCTCCCGTCCGGGTCCCGGATCCCTAGCATCATGGGCTTGTCCCCGTTCCGCTCACCGAATGACGAGTTGGCGGCCAGCATCGACGCGATGGAAGGCAAGCCGCGCCCGCCCTTTAATGTTGAGGCCGCAGACTGGGGCAACACGTTAGAGCCAATCATCATTAGTGAGGCGGCCAAACGCCTGGGCATCGAGATCCAGGAGTTGCAAGTTGACTACGCGCTTTCTTACCTGGAAGATGACGAGATCATTTTGCAATGTTCGCTCGATTCAATTTGGAAAGGTGATGGCCGCGTTGTTACTACGGATCCCGACATGGGTATTTATGTGATCGGCACCGATAGCGTCACATTGAATGGCCTGGGATGTTGCGAATCCAAACTAACAAGCGCGATGCCCGAAGATGAGCCACCGGCATTCCGTGGTCCGCTCCAGCTCCAGGCGCAAATGCTTTGTGCTGGTTATACCTGGGGAGTGATCGCGACCTTGTATCGCGGGACCGAGTTGCGCTTATTCTTTTACCAGGCGAGTGGCAATATGCAAACGCAGATCATTGACGTATGTAAGGAGTTCACGCGCCGCGTTAATAGTAAGTCCTGGTACCCGGCAATCAGTCCGGCCGATGCAGTCAAGGCATATCCCAGCGTTGACGATTCCAGGCCAGCGATTGAGTTGTCCGGTGATGCGGCTAACTATGCGCGCCGCTTGATCGAGGCAAAGGCCCAGGCCAAGATCCTGGACGAAGAGATCGACCAGCTCCAATCCAAAATCATGGACAACATGACAGACGCCGAAGAGGGTTATATTAAAAGTCCGGACGGTTCTATTGCGGCGCGAATCAAGTGGGCCATGCGATCCTATAAGGCCCAGCCTGAGAAGGTAACACCAGCCAAAGAGGCCCGCATCGAGCGGTCAAAAACATTACAAATATTGGGAGTGAAATGATGAAAATAAAATCCTACTTTCAGGAGAGACTGGAGTATCACATCGAGGCCAGGAAGGCAAAGAAAAACGTAGAGCCAATTCCTTTCGCGGGCCACGTGTGCGAGAAATGCGGCAAGACTTTAGAGATTGACGAGGTACACAAGTGTCCCCATGAGAAGTCCCTGGCCGAGTTGGCCAACGAGTTCGAGGATCGTTACAACGCAAAGATGGGTCGCTCCGGCGTTCGATGGGCGGGTGACTAATGAAATTAGCACCAACACCGATGCAAAAAAGACTGCTCGATCACCTGGTCAAGCATCATGCAGATCATGGGGTTTACCCTAGCACCAGGGAGATATGCCAGGCGCTAGGATACACAAGCCCGTCAACAGTTCATGCCATGATGCACCGCCTGGAGCGACGCGGATTGATAAGGATCAAACCTTACTTAACCAGGGGAATCGAGATCGTGGTAAATTAATGTATCTCTTTGCAGAGACCATTCCAGGCGTCACGTACCTGGCTTAACTCCCCGCCTAGTGCGGGGATTTTTTTATGCCTCATAAATATTACATTAACCAGGTTAATGTAACGTTTATGCGTATACCCTAGTCCCAGCCTTGTCAATAATCAGCGCTTGACGGCGAGGCTTATCGTCCGGCTTGTTAGGTACAGAGACATGGGTCCAGCGATCAAACTCGCGAATGATCTGATCGTATTCCAGGCCGGCCGCAATGATCGCTTTGACTACTTCGTCAGGCGTAACGCCTGGCACTCGAATATCTGCGGCGCATCCAATCCGATGCTGGCTTGTATCCTTAGACCCTACTGCGTCGTTAACTTGCTTGCAACGAAATGCCGAGTTAATCATCACGGGCTTACCGCCCAGGACAGTCTTAACTTCTTCCAGGAAAGCGGCCAGGCGTACCAGGTTTGCCATCTCCGACGCATTGGGCGTATTGTCAAACTGCCGGTGGTCGGTATGGGTTAGTTCATCCAGGGAGAAATGTTCACTTAGATTCATCTTTTTTCTTTTTCATTTCCATTATCTTCTCCAGGGATCTTCCGCCGAAATAGAATGACATAATCAGCATTCCCCATTGGCCCAGGAGTTCAACGTAATTATTGTTTACTTCAATATCTGCGGCGCTCATTGCGGCAAACGTTGTATAGACTAGCAAGATAAAAATTAAAGTCATGGGGCGGATGTTCTTGGACAACCAGGAATCGCTGGCCATGTCCGCTTCTTGGCGCTTGGTTAATTCTTGCGCCTCAATGTTATCTGCATTGAGTTCTGCCAGCCTTCCTTCTTGTTGCATCTTTAGAAGTTCTTGCTGGGCCTTGGCTTTAGCTTCCGGGTCAGGGATAAACTTGTCCAGGATTTTCATCCCGACATCAACGATTGCAGTTAATGGAAACATTATTTATTCCCCATTGCTTTAGCGCGTATGTTGTCAACCATGTTCGGGTAAGGGCGGCCCGCTTTCTTTGCCATTGCCTTGGCCGCTTTGAGTTGGCCAGGAGATAGCTTCTTGGATTTGCCCAGGGACTTGGGCCGTTCTTTTTCCCATATCGGTTTTGTTGCCATTATTTTTTTACTCCCCAAACAAGATAGTATGCACACCAACCAGCAACGAGAAAGCATAAAAACTGTACCCGCCGCACCTTATCTAAATCCGCATCGAATAACTTTTTACTTTTCTTTTCCAGCTCTTCAATATCACTTTTAATTTTTAACACTTCGGCCCATTCTTTTGTGCCGTACTTCTTTACAAACTCAACCTTTGCTTTATATTCCTGTTCGCTAATTACTTTACGGTGCTTGTATTCTTCGAGCGCTTTGAAGATGGCCCGCTCTTTAAGGAGCGCGGCGCGCTTTTCGGCGATCTTGCGTTCCCTGGCTTGTTGCTGGGCGACTTCGATCGCGTCGCCCTGGACTGATTCGATGCTTTTGGTAAGTCCTTTGCTGGCATTTCGCGCCGCATCAAGAGATCCGCTAAGACCTTTAACGCCTTCTGTAAACCCAAAGTCGTCGGCCATATCATGTGCTTACTTTCCGATGGCCTTATAAAGCATATCGATCACCCAACCGAATGCCGCGCCCACCATTAACAGAATGGCACCAGCTCCGCGCCAGCGATTCATCTGATCGCTCATGGTTTTTATACTGCTCTTGATGTCGGTCATATCACGCTGGAGTTGCTCGACGTGCGCTTCAAGGCGGCCGATTTGCTGGTTAAGATCGTCGGTCATTTCGCATTAAGTCCTTATGCGATTGCTATCCAGGATGTTGTTGCCTCATCCCATTTATAAGGTCCACCCTCAGTAGGCATTGCGACTGGCGCGTCCCATAAACAAGTTGATTCGTTTAGGGTCCAGCTCGCGTATGGTTTAGGCGGAATGAATGCGTCGCGCCCAGCATCATACGTATAACCAATGCCAGCAAAGTTCTTACGCAATGGGATACCGCCGTTTGCATGAACGCCGCCGTAAGTATTATATGAAGTTTGAATCCATTGACCAGGCGATGTATCAACAAACGTATTAAAAAATTCTTGTTCGGCAACGATCACTTGCTCAACGATGCCATTGTTTACTTTTGCAAAATGTCCCATAAGTTTCTCCTAATTAAGCCGTATATGTACCGGATGAAGTAAATGTGTGGATTGTGTAACCACCGGATGAAGTCACGGTTCCGCCTGTACCTCGTTGAGCGCCTGAGTAACGAATGATAACTACGCCAGAACCACCAGCCCCACCGTTAGTTCCATTAGAACCAGAACCACCACCGCCGCCGCCTGTGTTTACGGTAGCGGGCAATCCGATATCAGTATTTCCTAAACCGCCATTACCACCACCACCAGTACCACCAGTACCAATTGCATTTGGAGAGTGAGAGCCACCGCCACCACCGCCAGCACGAGTTACTGATGCTCCAGTAATAGATGAAGAACGCCCATTACCGCCATTACCAGCTCTAGATAAACCCTGCGCACTTTCACCGATATTATTAGCGCCGCCGCCGCCCGATCCACCACTTGGGAAGGTTGGGTTTGCGCCTTGCGGCCCAGTATTCCCACCATTAAATCCTTGTCCAGCAGTTGCGTTACCACCCACACCTGTTAAAGAAGAGCCACCCCCGGAACCGCCATTTAAGCCCCCAAAAGGACTAACTCCCCAGCCACCACCACCGCCGCCACCTACGGATGTAATGGATGCAAAAACAGAATCACTTCCACTTGTTCCTGGATTGCCGGCCGATCCACCAGCACCGCCACCACCAACAGTTACGGTATAGGAAGTTCCTGGAAAAATATTTAATACGGGTTCTTGGAAAGATTCTCCAATTACAGAAGAGCGATAACCACCCGCGCCACCACCACCGCCGTGTTGAGAGGCACCACCAGCGCCGCCAGCAATTACAAGATATTCAACAGAATAATTTGCATCTTTAACCGTTACCCAATTGTTGCTGATATAACATTCAAGTGCGCTGGTAGTTGTGTTATATCGTGTCTGACCATTTGTTGGGCTTGCAGGGCGTTCGCCCGTTGTTCCGCTTGGAAGATTAAGCGCACCAGTACCG